GGAGCCTGGGAGTGCCTACCCGCCGGACATTCGGGAGCCGGAGGTGGCGCCGATTCCGACCTATTCGCCGGAAGAGATCGCGCCAATCCCTACCCCGAAGCCGGAGGACATCAAGCCCATCCCGGCGATGGAAGAAGCGGCCCCTCAAGAGGAAAAGGAGAAACCCAATGGCCCGTGAACTTCATTCTGAATATGGCCCGGAGTCTAAACCCGGTGGCCGGCGCGCTGAGTGTGGCGGGGTTAGTGAAGCGAAGCCTCTCCCGTATGATCCGCCGAAAGGACCGGCCGAACACATGAGGGCCAAGCCGGGGCTCGGCGGGGATAACCATGGCAACAAGGGGACCCAGGGTAAACACTAATGACCGCTGTCCTTGACATCGCGAACCGAGCACTACAGGTCCTCGGGACCCGGACAACTGTGTCCGCGGGTGAGTTAGCTGGCAACACCTCGAATGAAGCGATTCAGGTCAACTTGGTCCTATACAACACCCTCTTCCGCCTACTCCGAATGGCGCCGTGGGATTGTGCAACGAAAACCGCGAATTTGGTCTATATCACATCCACCCCAGGGACCCCAGAAAACCCCGCCGCCCCCACCACCCTCTGGCAGCCGGGCCAGCCGCCGCCGCCGTGGGCCTACGAATACCAATACCCCTACGACTGCATAAGGGCGGTGTCGGTAATCCCGGCCACTCAGACCGGCTTTGCCTCTGGCATCCCGATCACCACCGCTGTCACTGGCGGAGCCCCGAGTTTCTGGCTCGGACCACCGGTGAAGTTCAAGGTCCAGACCGAGTCGCTTTACACCGTCTCTTCGGCCACAGTGGCCGCGCCGGGTTCGGGTCATGTTCCGGGGGAGGTCATAACCCTCCCGAGCTACTCCAAAGACTATCCCGGCTCTTCGCCAATGGGAACCCCGGCCCAGCTCGCAGTCCAAACCACCGATGCCTACGGTGGTGTGGCCACCGTCCTTCCGGTCCAACAAATCTATGGCGGGGCAAATAAAGGCGGTGGGAGCTACTTCTACGGCTATCCCAACCCTGTCCCGCAAGGATCGAGCAACGTCGGCGGCGTTGGGGCCAGTTTCAACGTGGTCTACAACGGGCCGTTTCAGCAACGCGTGGTTCTTTGTAACCAAGAATTCGCTACGCTCAACTACGTCTGCCGGATCACCGATCCAGAACTCATGGACGATCAGCTCCAAGAGGCCTGGGCCCATATCCTCGGCGCTAGGGTGGTCATGGCCTTGACCGGCGATAAGAAGCTGGCCAACTACTCCGTAGGCCTTGGCAACCAAATCATCGAAACCGCCCGAACCGGCGACGCCAACGAAGGCCTAACGATCAACGACATCACCCCCGACTTCGTGCGCGTGCGCGGGGTCGACTTCCCCGAACCTTACTCCGGTCCATTCGGCGGGTTCGAATGGGGCTCCATGTGGCCGATATTCGGGTGAGCCATGTCCGAGCTTGTAATCCAGGCCTCGTTCAACTCAGGCGAATGGTCGCCTAATCTTCATTCGCGGGTGGATGTAGCGAAGTATAAATCCGGCTCCGCTTTGATGCGGAATTGGTTCCCAGACTACCGCGGTGGCGCCAGCACCCGCATGGGGACCAAATGGATCGGGATGGGTTGGGGGATAGTCTACGGCCTCAACGAACAAATCCGGATGGTCCGTTACCAACTCTCCTCGACGGTTGGTTTCGCGTTGGAGTTTGGTCAACAATATATTCGGTTCTACTACCAAGGCGCCCCGGTCCTAGAGGGCGGCATTGGCATAACGGCCACTTACCAAAGTAACACGCTCATTATCGTTGCGCCGAACTGTGGCTACCGCAAGGATGACATTGTTTTCATCTCCGGCGTCGCCGGGATGTCGCAGATCAACAACCGCTACTACCGGATCATCTCGGCCACTGGCTACGGGCAGCTGAGCCTCGGAGACGTGATGGGAAATTGGGTCGATGCCACCGGCTTCCCGGCCTATGGCGGCGGCGGCACCATTCAACGGGTTTACCAAATCTTCACCTTCTATCAGTCCTGGGAACTATCTCAGCTCAAATTCGCCCAAAACGCCAACGAACTCATCATCTGCCATCCCAACCACCCGCCTAACTCCCTCTCCGAGGTCACTCCAACCAACTGGACCCTGGTCCCGATTATATTCGGCTCAGTGGTCCAAGGCCCGCCGATTATCACCTACCAAACCAGCCTTACCTCCGCCGGCTCGACCAACTACGCCTACCAACTCACGGCCATTGACCAGGGAGGGGATGAATCAGGCCCCGGGCCGGTCTTCAACATTGGGCCGATACAGGACATGCGGGTCACTAACGGAACCACCGAGCTTCAGTGGTATGTGACCCCAAACGCCATCGCCTATAACGTTTACAAATCCATGGTGTCCTACACCGGTGTTGTTCCGGTCGGGGTTCAGTTCGGCTACATCGGCCAAACCACCTCGACGTCTTTCGTCGACCAGAACATCGCCCCGGACATGACCATAACCCCTCCGGTCCAGAAGAATCCATTCTCCGGCTCCGGGGTTCAGTCAGTAACCATGACCGGTTGGGGCACCTACACTTACTGCCCCGCCGTGGACGCTATAGGCGATTGCTCCATCCCCGCCAGCCTCGGCGCGGTTCTCCAGGTCACCAGCTACACCATCGCGGCCGGTGGGTCGGGCTACGCGGTCGGCGATTTGGTCATCTTCACCAACGGCCTCCAGCTCCAAGTGACCGGCGTTGGGGGCGGTGGAGCCGTCACCGCTTTCAGCTCCCAATGGTATGCCCCGGCCGCTCCGGGCAGCGTGACCGGCTTCTTCGCCCCGGCCAACCCCATGAACCAGCTCAGCACATCCGGCTCTGGCTCTGGCGCCGCGGTGAACTCCACTTGGGGAGTGACGGAGGTCATCGTCTATTCCCCAGGCGTCGGCTATACCACCACGCCGAGTATCGTCTTCATCCCTCCAAGCGCCACGGCCAACGCTAACATGGGAGCGACAGGCACCTACCCCACCGTCCCGAGCTTCTTCCAACAGCGCTCCGTCTACGCGGCCCCGCCCGCGAGCCCGGCCACTTTCTTCATGTCCAGGACCGGGAACTACACCGATTTCGACATCTCCGTCCCCGTCCAGGCCGATGATGCCGTCACTGGCACCCTGGTTTCCGGAACTCTAAATTCCATCAAATCCATCGTTTCGGCCACTTCGGGCATGATTATCCTAACCGACTTCGCAACCTGGATCGTCAACGGCGGGACCTCTGGCATAGCCGTCACTCCGAGTTCCGTCGTTGCCAACGCCCAGAGCTATGTTGGCGCCAACGACATGCCGCCGATAGTGGCGAACTATGATGTTCTATACGTCCAAGAGAAAGGTGCCCAGGTCCGCGATCTCGCTTATAACATCTACTTCAACGTGTTCACCGGAACTGAAATCTCCATCCTCTCCAACCACCTCTTCTACGGCTACCAGCTCGTCGAATGGGCCTGGGCCGAAGAGCCGTTTAAGATGGTCTGGGCCGTTCGGAACGATGGCTCCATGCTCACCTTATCCTTCCTAAAGGAACAGGACATCGTCGGCTGGTCGCAGCATAACACCAACGGAATATTCCGCTCGGTCTGCACCGTCACCGAACTCTCTAACGGAGTCTATGTCGATGCTATATACATGGCTGTGGAACGATATATTAACGGGCAGTGGGTTCAACAGATTGAGCGAATGGCTGACCGAGTATTCCCTACACTATCAGATTGCTGGTGTGTCGATTCTGCAATCGAATACAACGGAGCCCCGGCCCAGACCTTCTACGGTGCCAGCCATCTCGGCGGTATGTGGGTCTCAGGCCTTGCCGACGGTAATGTCATTCCCTCTTTCGTCATGCCTGGGAGTGGCACTTTTACCCTATCCGCCCCCGCCAGTAAAGTGATCATCGGCCTGCCGTATAATTGCGACCTCCAGACCCTTCCGATCGATGTCGGGTCTCCGACTATCCAAGGAAAGTTGAAGAAGATTCCGCATGTGGACATGTTGCTGAACCAGACCATGGGCCTTCAGATAGGTTCTAGCTTCAACACCTTAGTGAACATGAAGGACTTGGTAAACGGGGCCGTCTCTTCCGGCCTCACCGGCCAATCGGTCCAGACAGTAAACGGCCTATACTATGGCCACGCCAGGACCTTCCTTGACAACACCTACACCGTCCCAGGCCAATACTGTATCCGCCAAACTCTTCCCTACCCGGCCACCGTTGTAGGCGTCTTCCCGGCCCTGGAAGTCGGAGATGACAAATGATCATAATGGAAATCAACGCCCCGGCCATGATCCCTTGGCTCCCGTCGCTGAACCTATCGGCCGATGGGGAAGCCTTGTTGATTGACTGCGCTCGGGAATCGCGCCCGCTGATCATCGGTTGGGCCGGTGAGGATTTCCTCGGTTTCGCCGGATTGATCCCACCGACCTTTCTCTCCGGCGAGGCTTATCTCTGGTTCCACCACGCCCCCGCGGTCCTTGACCATCCGATCGCAGTGATCCGAGCGGCCAAGGCGTTTGTTGCGCAAATGCGCCAGCGCTATCCTCGCATAATCGGCCATTGCGTCAGTCCCTCATCCAGGCGTTTGGTTGCGTCCTTCGGAGCTAAGGTCGACGGCGACACATTCGAGATCATGTCATGGCCGACCCATTAACCGCCATAGCCACCCTAGGCGTCGGCGCCATTGGTATGGGCGCCACCATTGCTGGTGGGGGTCTTCAGGCGAAAGGCGCGATGCAGCAGGGCATCGCCACGCTCAAGCAGAACTACTACCAAGCCGGTGTCGCCCGAGTCAATGCCAGCATCGCCGAACAGAACAAGGAATGGTCGCTTAATCAAGGGGAACTCCAAGCGCAGCAATACGGCATCGGCGCCAGGGAGAAGATGGGCGCCATCCGCGCGGGCCTAGGGGCCTCGGGCCTAGACGTGCGAACCGGCTCAGCCGCCGATGTTCAGAAGTCCCAAGATGTCCTCTCCCACACCGACCTCGCTACTATCCGCTCCAACGCGGCGAAAGTGGCCTACGATTACGATGTCCAGGCGCTCCAATACGAAGACCAAGCGAAGCTCTACGAAATGGCCGGGACCAACGCCGCTTCGGCCGGTCAAATCAACGCCCAAGCCTCGACCGTCGGCACAGTCGCCAACGTGGCGTCGAAATGGATGCAGGGCTCGCAGGTGGGCATGTTCTCGCCATCCAACATATCGGCCGGGTTCTCTGACATCACCAGCACCGTCGGTGTCGCAACCGGCATCGTCAGCCCATTTGGAAACATGTAAATGGCCCAAGTTCCTTACTCCCCCGTCCCGACGGTATCGCCACAAGATCGGCCGATTCCGTATCGCGAAGAGAATGTCCCCATCGCGGCCTTTGGCGGCGCCACCGCTCAGGCCCTCCAACACCTCGGCGAGGTCGATCAAAGGGCCGGGACCGAACTCTTCGATCGCGCGGTTGCTATTCAGCAAATGGACCAACAAGCCCGCGCGAGCGAAGCAGTCTCCGGCTTCGTTACCCAACTCGGCTCGGCGACCGAAGAATATCGCCAGCTCACCGGCAAGGCCTCTGCGGATGGCTACCAACCCTACATCGACGGTGTCAACGCCCTCCGCGAGCACATCCGCGAGTCCCTGACCTCGCCATTCGCCCGCCGGGCCTATGACATGGAATCCCGCCAAATGATGTCCAGGGCCGTTTGGTCGGCCTCAAGCCACGCGGCCGATCAGCAGACGGCCTACCTTAAGCAGGTCTCGAAATCTGCGAAAGATGCGAACATAAACTACATGCTCGCCAATCCAGAAGACGATGCTACTTACAAAAAGGCCCTCGAAGCGGCCCCTGATATCATCCGCGGCGATGTCACATACCACGGCGCCGATGAGGATACAATCAAACAGGCCATTACCAGCTATCAATCCAATCTAACCCGAGCCCGCATCCAAGGCCTCGCCAAAACCAAACCCCTACTCGCTAAGACCCTCCTCGACAAGGCCGCTGCGGATGGGAACATCCAAGGCCAAGACCTGCTCGATATGACCAACTATGTTCAAGGCCAGATGCACTCTCAGGGCTCGCAGCAGCTCGGCACTCAGATTGTGAGCGGTGATCACAACCGTCTCGGCGATCGAACTGATATTGACATGGGAATGGCGAAGAGGGTTGTAGGCGGTGGTGAATCGGGCAACAGATATGAAGTTCCACACCGACCAGTTCCCTCCGGACCACACAAGGGAGCGGTGGCTCAGGGCTACTATGGAGTCATGGACTTTCACTTCGGCCAGAAGTCAGGGGATGATGATTGGCCAGTGGAAGCTGGCCTGCCCCACATGACCCCGCAGCAATTTGTGCAAGACCATGACGCCCAGGACCGAGTCTTCGAGTTCAAATTCGGCCAGTTCTTAAAAAACCACAACGGGAACTTCAACGAGGCCCTTCGAGACTGGTTCGGCCATGGGCGCTCGGATGGTTTCACATCATGGGAAGATTACAAAACCAGGGCCAACGCCCGCCTTGGTCGGGAAATGTCTGGATCAACTCTTGGCGATATCGCTAGACAACGGGCTGGGGAACAGATGCCCGGCGACGAGGCCTTTGCCGAACTGACTCGCCAGAAGGTTGAAACACAGCACTATAGGGACATCCGCGACCAGAGGGAGGACGAGATTCGCCTCAAGATGCCAATCGATGACGCTATGGCCCCGAGTCCAGATGGAAAGGTAGTCACATCGCCAGAGGAACTGTTCGTCAAGAGCCCAGACTTACAAGATAAATGGAACCAGCTCAACCCCCATGATCGGAAGACCTACCTGCATGAAATGGAGGTCAACGCTAGGCAAGGTGGTTATGGCTACACGCCCGAAGGCGATGCGGAGTTCCAGCGCATTATTGGTGTCATGAAGGACCCAGATCGGTCGCCTGAGGAATCCGACGCGGCCGTTGGTATCAACATCATGTCCCTCAAAATCCCTTGGGTGCAGAAAGAGCAGCTCCTTCGGGCCCGTGAGCAGCTCATGAAAACCCGCGAGGCCGAGCCGGACATGAAAAAGGCGATGCAGGTCCTCATGCTGAGGGGTGTTCTCGACGACGCTGGACTAGAGCGGGGTAAGCTCGACTCCGACGAGCGGAAGGAATACAACCGGTTTGAAGGGGTTTTCTACCAAACCCTCCATGACACTCAACACGACCAGAAGAAGCCGTTAGCAGATGATGAAATCGAGGACATGGGGAGACGGCTGACGCAGCAGGTCAAGACCAAACAACCTGCGTGGTTTGGGCTTAGCACTAAAGAGGTCGACACGCCAGCGTATAAGGTCGAGCCAGACGCTGATCAACGAGACATTATCATCGGTGTCTGGAAGAAGGCCCATGCTGGTTTAGTCCCGTCCGAATCGGATATCAGAAACACCTTCATCGCCGCTCAATACACCTCCATGTATGGCAAGAAGAAGGCCAAGCCGAGTGAGTGATCCGACTTTAGACGATTACCAAACTGCTGTAACCGGCCTGTCGGGTGAGGCCCGGGCCGCGATCATGGGCTCGGCCAATGACAACCCGGAAACCGCGGCCAAGGCCTATCGTCTATCACAAGTGGCCGATTCCCCGCCAGAGACTACTTTCAAGAATTTTGATGAATTTAACAAACAGATCAAAGCGCGGATGGCCGGGGACATTGTCTCCAACAACCCCATCCTTCAGGAAATGGTCCGTGAGCATCCGCTATTCGGATCAATGGCCAATGACGATCTCGGGAACCTAGACAAGCTCACCCGCCAGTCGCAGGAAACGGCCCAAGTAGTAAACGCCTTGAATATGACGCGCGATGCCGCCAAGACCGCGGGTGAGGTGTTCAATCGAGCATATGGCGACGAGGCTTATGGGTCCTGGTTGCAGGAACCGGGCGGATTCTTCGACAAACACCGCCTAGCGTGGTCGTTGGCCGGGCTGATGGCCACACCGGCCGAGATGGTATGGCGGGGCACGTCGGCCGCGATCGAAGGGGCGGCTGGTGGCGCCGGGACCATAGCCCAAGAACTCCACGAACAAATATCCCACGATCCTGAAAGGGCCGCGCAGTTCGGCCGAGCGGTAGCTGGCGTGGTTGAATACCTTCCCTTGCATCAAGGGGAAGGCCTGCCCGAAGTTCTCCACGAAGGTCGGCCGCTTACATTCCACGAGGCCGCTCATCCCCGTCCGCCGACCCCGCTCGAAGAAGCCTGGAGGGCCGGATCGCCATGGTTTGAGGCCGGTGTTGAACCGCCCCGAGGCGTTCATCCGCTGATCGACCAAGCGAAGGCCCAGATCAACTCCGACTCCCTCGACATCCTCAACCGCGACCTCGAAGCGGCCCAAGATTCCTACCTTAAGGAACGTGACCCAGAGACTTTCAACAAGGTCCTCGAAAAGCGCTATGCTGATCGACACATCTTGATCGATGGCGACGCCGTCGCGGCCCTTTACGAAGGCAAAGAGCCTCATCAAGACGACGGCCTTCTCGGTTGGGTTCCAGACATCCAGGCGAAGCTAGCTTTAGCTCGTGAAACCGGCGAACACGTGGCCATTCCGATGAAGGACTGGCTCACCAACGTCGACCCGGCCATCGCCAAACTCCTCAACGATGACATTCGCATGTGGGCTGGCGGGGTCTCCAAGCGCGAGGCTATGGAGCCTTGGGAACCGAAGCTTCCAATCGATGCCCCATTGGCCCAGGTCCGCGGAGCCCATTCGCTCGAACCTATATGGGGCATGGGCGATCGAAGGGTGGATTTGGTTCGAAGGGAGGAAAAGCCACCGCTTACCGAAGACGAAGTCCTCGACCGCGCTCGGCAACGTGCTTATGACGAAGGTGGTTATTGGAACCGAATGACCCAAGCGGAGCGCGACCAATACATCGCGGATGCGAGGGAAGAGGCCAAGCCCACTGAGGGCTGGCACCAATTCACCCTCAACGACGAGGCCGGCAAGGCCGTCGGCTTCCTGACCCTCAGCGAACATAACGCAGGAAAGGAAGTCTTCGTCCAACTTATTCAAGGCTTCGAGGGCCATGACATTAACCGCATGGGCCCGAGTTTGATGAACCACCTACTCGGCCAAATCGCCGAGGAATTCCCCAACGCTGATTGGCTCTCCGGTCATCGAATCACTGGCGCCAGGGCCAAGGCCGGGACTGTGATGGAGCCCCATGCGTGGCCGCGCATTGACCTCAACAAGGTCCGCGAATACAAGCGCGGCGGGGTGCCATACGGGATCGATATTACCGGCAACATCGTTTCATTCAAAGGCATACTCAAGGGCGGCCAGTGGGTTCGCTACCTTCCTGGCATTGACACCTACCTCACCCCAAGGGACCTGATCCCTGAGGAACAGCGGCAGTATATTGACATAGTTAACCAAGAAGGCCGCAGGCTCGCACCGAAAGGGGTTGAGATCGGGCCGGCGACTGTCATTGTAGGGAAAGGCGTCACCGGGGTCCCTGGTAAGCAGCGCTTCTTGGGCATTCAGGCCCATGACCACGCTGCCCTTTCATCCATCCTCTGGTCCCTGACCGGCCCGCTTGAGCATGGCGGATGGGGATGGTTGGGTAAGGAAGGAGCCCTTTGGACCATTCGCCATGAGGTAATGCACCACCTTCGTCAGGCCGGGTTTATCCAAGACGGCGAATGGGCGGCGTTAGAAAAGGCCTCGATAGATAATGGCTGGCAGGACCAGTTCGATATCCACAACCGCTACTCGACCGGTTCGGTCGAGGCGAAGCTGGAGGAATCGATCGTCGAGGCCTTCTCGCAATGGCGCCAGAACAAGGACCTATTCGCGAAAGAGTTCAAGGACTACCCCCTCGCGAAGCAGGCCTTCGTTCGATTGGCCGAATTCCTCGACCGGATTAAGGATCGGATCGGGCAGCTTCTCGGTAGAGAACCAACCTTTGAAGATGTCTTTCGGCGGATTGATCGAGGCGAGGTCGGCCGGAGGAAGCCAACCGCTGGAATGGAAGCGCCAACCGAGGTCTGGGGCCAAGCACCGGAGGTCGGCCCTTCCATTCCAGACTTCCACAAGCAACTCGACCAACTCACTGCCACGGCCGGTGGTTTGGATGTCAAATCCTTCGAAAGACTCCAGCAGCTCCTGGACAAGCGCTTCGCCGATGACATCGAGGTCGCCAGAAAGCGGGCCGATCGGGAGCAGAAGAAAACCCAGACCATGGAGTGGAAGTCCAACCTCCGCGATGTAACGCGCGAGTGGGACGAGAGGCTCCGCGATCGGCCGGATATGGCCGCCGATTTGTTCTTCAACACCGGCGAGCTAGGCGGTGTCAAGCTTCCGAAGAAATACCGAATCTCTTCCGAGGACCTAACGCCTGAAGAAAAGGCCGCGCTACCGGCCAACTACGTCTCAAAGACCGGCCTTCCGATTGACCAGCTCGCGAAGATGTTCGGGTTCCCGAGCAGAGCAGGGTTGATCGAAGCCCTGACCCGAATGAAAGCGGCCCGCGGGGAGATGTCCACCCTCGACTATCTCGGCAAGTTGGTAAGACAAAACGCCGAGAAGACCATGGCCCAACGGTTCGGGGACCTTAAAGACAACATCATGGAGGCCGCCCACGACCAAGCGCTCTCTGACACGCAGATGAACCTAATCGCCGAAGAATACTACGGGGCCGCGAGCCTCGCCAAGACCACCCCGGCCATAACCAAAGAAGCAGCGCTTCAAGCGGCGAAAGATTACTTCGCTGGCCTTCCGGTTTCTTCTATCGATTCCCACAAGTTCAAAGACACCCTGGCCCGCCATGGCCGAGACGCCGAACGCGCGTTGATCGCCAATGACCCCGCCACCGCCTTAGTTTCTCTTCAGAAGAAAATGTTCTCTTCGATGATCGCCAAGCTGGCGATGGAACATGAAGCGGACATGAAGCGGTTTATGAGAATCTACAATCAGAATAAGAAATTCGACCAACCGGGAATGCTTCCGGAATATAAGAACTGGGTCCAGCGCATTCTCAAACAAACCGGCCTAAAAGTCTCCCGGTCCATGTTCGACATTGATAAAGAAATCGCCGCTGCGAGTGAGAAGAACCTCGCCGATTTCATCGCTGCGAAGAAAGCAATGCTCCGCGACATCCCGGTCTGGCCGGAACTCTACAACCCAAGTTGGCAGAAGTCCCTCAATGCCCTAACGACGGAAGAATTCAACGCGGTTTACAACTCCGTTAGGACCCTCAACTGGCACGGCCGGAATGAGATGAAGGTCATTGTCGCGGGGGAGAAGTATGATTTAAGCAACTTCAAACGCGTGCTTATTGGCAAGATGGTAGAGTTCAAGCAGAAGTATTACGACCTCGACGGGAATGAACTTCGGCCGCTCGGCGGCTTAACTAGGCTAAAGGACTGGGTTGTGGCCAGTCATATACAAATGGAAAATCTCTTCTACCGATGGGACAAATTCGACGCCAAAGGCCCCTGGTCGGGTGTGCTCCGTGAGCTTATCTCTTCGTCCAATGAAGAAGACGCGTTGAGGAAGACATTCGCCCGGCGAATTCGGGCGCTCTACGACGGGGTCGATTTATCCGAACCGATCCACAATCCGCTCTTCAAAGACCCAACCGCTGGACCAACAGCGCCATCGCTCCCGATGACCCGGAAGCACCTAAGAGTGATTATGCTGAATCTAGGTTCCGAGTCCAACGCCCGGGTTCTGGCCGGTGGGTATGGGTTAGAAGAAGCGGATATCGTCAATTGGGTCAACCGTGTCGCCACGAAGAAAGATTGGGACTTCGTCCAAGGAATGTGGGACATCTTCAAAGACATCAAATCCCGCTCGGATACCATGTATCGGTCCATGACCGGCGGCGTTCCGGCCGAAGATGTCCTCGCTCGGCCGATTGCTACTCGCTACGGGCAATACGCGGGCGGCTACTACCCGCTCATCCACCACGAAAGCTTGCAGATGCCAGGGCTACTTGGCAAGAACCCAATGGAACAGGAGGGTTACTTCCGCGCTTCTACCCCGGCCGGGTATATGAAAGACCGCACTGGCGCAGTCTACCCGGTGTCCTTGAATCTCAGCACCATGTATGGCCGAATGGCCCAGATGCTCCATGACATCGCCCTTCGGCCGGCGGTCACCAACGCGTCGAAAATCTTCTACGACAAGGACATCTACAACGCAATCCGAAACCACTATGGCCAAGCCTACGCGGACATGCTGGTTCCGTATCTCCGCGATGTGGCCAACGCCAGGAACTTCCGCTCCAGGGACGTTGCGGCCGTTGAGAAGTGGTCGGAATTCTTCCGCCAGAATATGGTAACTGCGCTAGTCGGCTTCAACCCAGGCACAGTCCTCAAACACGGCATGACCGCGGCGGTTCAGTCCATGCAGCAGGTCGGCATGAAACCCTTCATGCGGGAGCTTATCCACCTATTCGGAACCGACGACGAAACCGGCAACAGCAACTTCCGCTTCGCCATGGACACTTCCCAAGAACTCCAACGCCGGATGCGCAATGCACAGGAGACCCTCTATGGAGCAGGTGAAACCCTTGAACCGGCCGGCAAACTCGGCTCGTTCCGTCAGGCCATCATTTCGGCGGCTTCCAAGCCCGTCGCTCTCGCCGATCTCATGTCGGCCGTCCCTACATGGCTCGCCGCCTATCGTCGGGAAATGGCCGACCATGGTAACCACGGGCTTGCCGTCGAGATGGCTGACCGCGACGTTCGGTTCGCACACGGATCATCAGCTATCACTAGCAAACCAAGCGTGATGCGGACGGGGCCGATGGGCCGGTGGATAACCAGCCTCTATAACTTCTACAACCACATGATGAACCACCACGCAGAGATGGTCTGGCGAACCGGCGAGGCGATTGGGTTAGCGAAGGCCGGTGACTATGGCGCAGCCAAGGCCCAGGCCGGGAAGGTAATGTCGCAGCTTATCCCCTACGTCATAATCCCCGCCGTGATCGAGCAGATGGTCCAGCCGATGGGCCATACTGACAAAGACTCCTGGGCCTGGTATTTGACCAAAGCCCAACTCTCGTTCCTAGCCGGCGGTTGGACCGGGGTCCGCGACATAGCTCGCGCAGTCTTCGAAGGCGGCGAACCGACCTTCGGCCTCGCGCCTACCGCAATGCAACACCTATGGGCCTTCGCGCGGGACCTGGAAGCGAAGCACGCGTTTGATCCGGCGAACCGTAGTAAGCTCCTAGACGGCGCCGCCCATACCATGGGCGCCCTCGTTGGTATCCCGGAGCAATTCGGCCGAACCGCGAGGTTCCTATACGATTGGGAGGAAGGGAGGCAGAAGCCGCATGGCCCATGGGGTTGGCTCGAAGGACTCCGCTATGGCCAGATCAAAGGCCACTCGCAGACCCTCGATGACTACATGGCGCCGCTGTATGGCGAAAAAGGGAAGGTATATAAATGATGGCCAGAAGAGATGTTCTCGACCTCAGCCACTGGCAGACCGTCATCGATTGGTCGGCCATTAAGGCCGAAGGGGTGGTAGCGGTGATCCTCAAGGCCTCGGAAGGAACCTCGTATAGGGATGACAAGTATAACGCATTCCGCGCCGCTGCTCTAGACGTGGGCCTCGAAGTGGCCAGCTACCACTTCCTCAAGCATTCTAACGTTGTGAATCAAATGGAATGGTATCTCGCCAGCGCACAGCCCGATCCCGGCGAGCGGGTATGCATCGACTACGAAGACCCGGCCTGCGTTCTAGACGACCTCCACGAGGCCCTCGACGCCATTGAATCTCTTCGGCCGGATTTGCAACTAACCGTCTACGGCGGGCATCTGCTAAAGGACCAGCTCAAGGGCATGTGCGATGGCGATCTCGCCCCACCCCGAACCTCCCTCTGGATCGCGCAATACACCACCGGCGAGGTCAGTTGGCCCTCTGGCACTTGGCCCTACTGGTCGCTTTGGCAATACTCCGATGGCAAGGCCGGGGCCAGTCCTAAGAATTGCCCTGGAGTTTCCGGGGCCGTTGACACTAACATGTTCAACGGAACCAAGGACAACTGCTTCCGCTGGTTCGGGCCTCCGGCGATTTCGGCCCCATCGGCCATTTCCCTGACTGTTCCTGCCGGAACAGTCATCACCATCAACGGGAAGGACTTTACCGCGCCATGACCAACCAGGAACCCATTAAGGCCGCGGGCCAAGTAGCCACTACCCTCGCTGAGGGCTTGAAGTCCCAACCGATCCTTATCGGGTTCCTTCTCATCACTGTTGTATTTATGGCTTTGGTCTATGTGCAGGCGCGGGACACGCGGAAGGGTGAGCGAGAGAATATGCGGGTTATGATCGAGAAATGCATTCCAATCCTCAACAGGGCCGAACTATTGAAGCTGTTCCCGGCGGACGGAATACCGCCGAATGCCAGTGACTGAGTCAACCCCGATGCAGAATATCTGCCCGCTACGCTCCAGCACCTCTATCACTCTAACAATCGAATGTAGCGGAACCCTGTCCCTAGCGTAGCGAATAATCTGGCCTTCGGTGATCCCCTTCCCCTTGTCCGCTATCATCAAATAATGCGTTATCTCTTCCATCGCCTGACCGTCCGAGTTGACCGATCCGGCCTTAAACACCTCCGGCATCCAGTTCTCGGCCTCGTGCAGCCAGCTCATCGCTTGGTTAAAATCCTCGCGCGTTAGCACCAGCCCGTCCGACTTATCCACCGCCGAAATCATACTCAACTTATAAACAGTCGTTTTTCTTCTTGAATTATAATGCGTCAGCTTCGGATGCCCTGGCGCCGGACTCTCCCCCATGCCCCGCCAGAGGTTAATACAATCCCTATAATCCTGCGTTACATGAAATTGCCCCATAAGGGTGCTAATCGACAGAAGATCATGTTCTAGATCGTCGGTCTTAATCTGCGCTTTCGGGTCGAAGTCATCCCCGACAATTCGCTCATCCGAGAACACCATGATCACCCGGCTCATGAACCCCTGCCCCCAAGCGTCCTCTGGCAGAAGGCTCATGAGCCGTTGCGGAGTGGCCCCAACGACCATACTAAGCTGCGGGGAATTGATCCTGATCTTCAAATCCTTCGTCCGCCGGACCTGGGAATAGGGATCAGGATCATACATGGCCGAAAGGCCGTCGGTCATCTCTGGGTCATACTTATGTATGAAGGTCCCGATCTCATCGGCCGCGATATACATACTATTATACTCCACCGGTTCCCTCGGTGGATCGATGATGAATTTCTTCGACGCTATCAGCGTGTCGACTAGACTCGCCCAGGTCATTGAAATCGGGGCCAGATGGAACTCCGGCAAGGTGCTGACCAGGGTCTTCGCCAGTCTCACCGTCCTGGTCTTCCCGGTCCCTGGATGGCCGACAAGCATTATATACAGGTTTGGATACAACGGACTTGTCGTCCAGACCCAAACCCTCTGCTCCAACACCGCCCCGATCACCGATATCGCTGTCCACTTACGCCATATTACTGGCGCTTCTAAGCCTCCTGTTCGTTCTGTAAACGATTCGATCCATGATGTCAATCTCCTTCTCGCGTCGCCGTTCGTCCCTACCCGTCCAGTTTTTGAGGCCATTAGGGTTGTCCTTGGAATACTCGCCCTTGTTCCATCCAGTCCTGCAATCATACGGTATCCGGAGGGTTCGGCCCTCCGCTAGGGGTATGGGAACAATGAGCTGCTCCATCAACAGAGGGACAATCTTGGCCTCATCCTTCTCTCGATACATGAACGTAAGTGCATCGTGGTCGTGCATCACCACTGGACAGATGTTCATGTGCCAAAGTTTCAATAGCGCCGCGTTCACTATATCCGCCAAACTCCCCTGCGGATCATAGGCCAAGGCCTCGCGGAATGTCTTCGGATCATTCCTCCGCTTGAAAAACCACCGTCTTCGGCCGGTGAGGGTGGTCAGATGCCCGAACTTCCTCAGCGACTCTTGCACATGTATGTGCCACTTCTTATGCGCCGGGAAAGCCTGGAAATAAACCGGCTGAAACTGCGCAATCGCGCTTACCGGGATTCGGGTCTGTTCGGCGATAGTGTCAGGCTGGCCACCATAATTGCTCCCATGTCCGATTTTCTTGCACATGAACCGGTAAGAGTGATGACGATAGAAGGGTTGGTCGGCGATGTCGCGATCCTTACTTGGGTCTCCGGTCCAACCGAGAGTAGGCCACACGAGCCTTGCAACAGCTGTATGAGGGTCGCCGGAGTTGCATGCTTCAAGGTATCGATCATCCCTGAATAGGTTCCACTCAACAGCTCCGACGCAAAAACTCTCTCCTGACTTTGCGTCAAACTTTCCAAACTTCCAGCCTCCGTCAGCAATAAGGACACCTCTGAGAGCTTCCTCAATATTTTGCAGGTTTCCTCCTGTCCCAAATTCTGATAGGCTTGAACTAAATCGACCTGTATTTGTCCCAGCAATGTTGTAGCTTGTTCGAATACGTCCATCTGGATCGATCCCTGTTTTGAGGACTGAAATCTTCTTCCCTAAATCCGCGAGCATGTTTAGGTGCGATAGAAATGGCCGAGCGATTTGGTAGTTCCAAAGATGTTCCCTCGCGGATGCATCAGCGGTCGGTCGGCCATGTTTCCTTACCGGCGGCAGGTCGAGGAAGTCGTAGAACATCGACTGCACATCGCCCGACGCTCGCCAATTAAACTTCTCCATCCCGAGGCCCTCGAAGGCCAATCGCTCGAGCTGGCGCTCCAAACGATCAACCTTCTCCATGAAGTCCTCGATAATGTCCGCTTTCTTCGACTGGTCGATCTTTATCCCTCGACAACGCATTTCCAACACCGGCCCTTGGAGCGCCTTGCTGAACTCATACGTCCTTCTTGTAACCTTGTCGAGCTGGCCGACCATCGCGTTGAAGGCCTCAAGAGTGACACAACAATCGAGGCCGTTATAAACCTGATCCTTTTCCCACGCGGTCAGGGTATCCGGGTTCGCCTCATGGGTTCTTATGATTTTCATCGGAGGGGGAAATCCTTTTCAATTCCACTCTCTCCTTGGCCTTGACTATCCGCCAGACCGCTCTTGCATCCTCACAGGCGAGGATCACATCAACCTCCTCAACTGTAAGCCAGTCCTTATAAGCCTCCACCGCTTCTCTTCGTTCGTCCCAATTGAAATAGATGATCGCGTTCATGTTAATCATCCCTCTTGATCGTCTCATGCTTCTTCCTCAGATGCTTCCATTCCCCCTCGTCCGAAAAGATGCTTCCAAGATACCCCAACCCCTTCAACGCTTCCGGCTGCAACGCATGGCTCAACAACATACTATCCTCCTCGGCCCCATAGGTCCTTATCCCTTGGGCCCGTAGAAGAAAGGCTATGTCATAGGCGCCGTTTTGGAACAGCTTCTTAATCCCTCGATCTCCAAGCACTGATCCAATAATTCTCCAGCATGCTTTTTCGTCCGCTGAAGTCTTCCAATAGCTTCCATTAGCTGTGCGTTCGTCATCGAATGGAATAACGATCGCTGCTCCTGTTCCGGGAGCAAAGCCCACGCAAGTGATCCGTGATCCATAAGTCTCAATGTCAACAGAAAGGATGTCGCATCCTTTAACATAGCGGTCAATGAACTCGCGGATATCTCCGAGCCCTGGTTCAATCCAGATTTCACGCGGTGGTCTCCTAATCTCCGGAAACTCGGCCTGTCGCTTCGCCTTCATGAAGTCAGCGATAACGGTCGGCCGCTCTTCCCATTTGCCTCTAAGGATATATGACGGATGATAAGTCGGAAGGACCTTAAACCCTTCCACGGTATGGGTTGATGAGAATGTGTAACCCCGGATTTTGGTGATCCCTCCCGCCTTCCCGGCCAAGGCCCATAAGGGCGTGTTACCTAACGCAATGATCAAATTCGGGTCCGCTCGAAGCAACTCATCGGCCAATCGATCGAGTTCCCCGGAATACTCCTGTCTGACGTAGAGCGACTTAAGCAAGGCCGGGTAGCCTGGAATTCCTTCCGCTCTTGGCCCACAGAGCAGTTCCAGTTTATTCCCCGGCGGATGGAGGTTGAAGACATTTGTCCTGTATATCTCAGGATGATTCTTCCAGACCCGGTTCAGTAAATGCGGATCGCCCATGCTCCAATAAGCATGTATGTCTTCATGATCCCTACTCGTCGCTTCTATTAGTTCCGCCTCGATCATCATGCGCAACAATTCGGCCCCCGTGTTGCCAACGAAGGGAACCTTCAACTTCTCTTCCTGTTCGCCGTATGCCTCGGCGATGACCACAATTGGCTTCACGGGGGCCTCCTCTATCAGTCGCTAGACATGACCTTGGCGATTTGCGCGAACACCGTCTCTCCGTCCTGGCTCGGCCGGTGCGTTACCAGTATCCTAACCCTGGCGTTGACGCACTCCTCATTCCTCTGCCGCCGTGTGGCCGGAACGGTGAGGTCGATCCCACACGCCTCGTGGAACTCATCAATCCGCCACTTGGCCTGATCGGTGATATACAGCGTATGCTTGATCGTTCGGTCTTCCAGACCCCCGGACTCTTCGAGTTCATCTGGAAGAACATCGTCGAGAGCGGCGATAACGCGGAGGGTGAACTCCGCGAATGGGGTCTTCTTCTGACTGCTCTCGTCATACCTCGGCGGTCCTGCAACAACCGCCTCATAAGTCCCACGCGCTAGCGGAACCGGCCGAATAACTTCATCCGGCGACTCGTCAAGAATCGTTGCGAAATGTGGTTGGATCATGGTAGTTCCTTTGGGGGTTTTGGTGGATGAGTGCTTTGGTGAATTGGAGGATGATGTTGTCTAGGTGTTGCCTTGCTTCTACAATCTCCCTGGTTGGATTGGCGATACCCTCCAGGGCCAGTCTAACATTGATCAGGTCCTGAATGGAGATTTTGTTTTCCATCAAATCCTCCGCTTCAAGTGAACCACATTCTTCGGAGGATCGCGTAGAGTGGCGAAGAAATCGGCGAGGCCGGTTTCTATCGGAAGGGTCGGGGCCATGGCGAATGGCGCCGGGTTGGCTAGGTCGATCAGCGGAGTCGACGTGGTCCTGATCTGGCGCTTGTCATGCTTAGTCTCAAACAAGACCGCCGATGGGAACCTTTGCGCGATCTTCGGCGACAGCTTCTGACCCACCCCTTGCGGGAACCCCTTCGTCGTTCCGTCCGGCTGCTCTTGGAAAGTAATATGGGCCGTGACGATAACGTTCACCGCCATTGCGTCAGAGGTCAGCATGTCGAGGAATTTCTCCACGGCATCCTGCGCGTTCCCATACACCGCCCGGCCGTCATACTCCCCCTTCTTCCCGACCGGCATGATGCTTTCATGAAAGTCATAGGCCGCGTCACATAGGCGGCTCAGCGAGTCGATGACCAAGATGCAATCAGTATCCCACTCGCTCGGAGGGCCCAGGTCCACGTCATCATACTTCCAGCGGTCACACATCTTCACCGCATCGATCCAGGCCTTTGGCTTCCCATCGATCATCGGGCCGCCAGGAGTGGATTTATACTTATCCCTGATCGTCCGATACTCCACACTCCCGGCCTTTTCCGGGCAAATATGCTGGACGAAATACTTTAAGACATCCAGCTTATTGTCCAGATCAAGTATCCTCAGCCTATACCCCGCCTTCACTAGACTTGTCAGGCTCCCCGTCTTTCCCGACATTGCGTTCCCGATCAGGAGGATTTTGATGAACTTGTTGCTCTGATGGTCGACTAGAGAGGGCATGGCGATATCTCCTGATAAGTTCCGCGAGGCATCTCCTAGCCTGCGCGTCGAAGAACACATTGGCTTCGTCGGTGACGTAGCCGATTATATCCTCATCCTTCATCGTGGTTTCAGCGGGTTCCATCTGTCCTCCGTTGGCAGTTGCACAAAGTCTGACTTCAGATACATACCCCGGACCGAAGGTGATTTCGAACAAACCTCCCGGAACGGACAACCTCCGTATTTGTCGCAAGCGGTGTCGTTCATCGGCCAATAGCCTTCTTCCGCGCAAGCTTCGGCCTGCTTTAGTGTGATCTTCAAATCGTTTAGCCATTCTTCCAATTGCTCCGGCGACCGATAAGTCAACCCCCGAACAAACCTGTTCGGTTCCTCCAGCAACACCTGCGCAGCATCGATCATCACCCCTTTAATCGGTGTGCCGGTGATGATCTGACCCGCCAGAGTGTATAGCGTCATCTGATTATTCGGCTCGAACTGCTTGAAGAAATACGGGCCTAGGGTCCTTGTTGTGGTTTTTCGGTCTGTAGCGAGAAGCTGGTCGTTAAACTCCACAATCCGATCAATGTGGCCACAGAGTATATATGGTCGATTTCCGGCCGATGGTCCCCAATCGAGTTCGAACCGAAAAGATAGTTCAACGGCGGGTCTTCCACTCTCCAGCATGGCTGTCTTCGCCGGGTCGTTGGGCCCGAAGAAGTCGAGATAGTCGACAGTAAGTTGAACAAGATTTCGTCGGGATTTATATTTGCCTGCCCGAGTATCGGGGTCTGGCCGAAAATCTTCAGTCCTAATGAGTAGCTCCCGTATAACGTCGTGGATGGCATCTTCATGTTTCACCCCATTCGCTAGCGAGCAGTCATATTCTTGTAGGGCTTGGTGATACTCACTCCCAAACCTCAAGTCCACGCTCTCGCTCTTCGCCGTCCAGCCTTCCTTTCTGTGCAGCTGGTAGAACCTGGGACACCGTTTAAAGTCCCCCAGGCTCGTGGAGTCCCAGGCGTATTGAACATCCGTCCCTTCGATATACAACGAAGGGGCTTCGTCGATCATCTCCGTCTTCTGAGCAACGAAAACCTCATCGAGAATTTGATCTGCGCTCATAACCCCCTCCTACCTATGCCGGCCGATGGCGTTGACGCCGGTTTCTTGTCCTTAACCAGCGCCTTCACCAGGGTCGACAGGTCGATCTTCGGTCCGCTAGTCTTGACCGGCTTGATCCCCTTCGCTCGGGCTTCCCGGGCCTCTCGGTTTAGCTGAATGATCCGGTCAATGTCCCTTGGGGCCATTTCCAGCGCATTCCTGTCCATAAGTTCATCTATGTCGCTCATTCCAGCTCCACTGATTTCTTCACGATGTAGACGTGATTTGGGATACCGGGCAAGCAGACCATGAGCGAGTCATATCGCCCATGGCCATACTTCTCTCGCCAACCGGCGATGTTGGTCTGAAACTGAGGCGCGTTGGTTATCTCCACGTCCAGGCCGATTTCTTCTTCTAGGGCCCGTTCGAGGATTTCTTCATAGTTCACTTAGCGACTCCAACGCGTCGGTGTTCAGATTGGCCCGCTCGACGTAGACCCACCAATGGCCTTCAGTGTCCTCGCGGACCTTGACCACTAGTGGATCAAATTCGGATTTACCATGCCGAATATCATCGCGATCGTAAAGCCGCTTGCTCTGCCTTCGCTCCAGGGACCGATACTGATGCATCCGCATCTGGAACAGCTTTGCCGCCGCCTCACTCTCCATTCGGGCCCGCACACCTATCGGGTCCTCATTAGCTCTCTCATAGAGCTCTTTACAATCTGGATAGGCTGAGATGGTTTCAGGTAGAGACATCTGGTGTCCTTATATATGTGAGGGAGTCAAGGCTCCGAGTGTCGATAACGTAGTGGACATTTTGGTCCTGCCCTCGATCCGTGCAAAGGGTCGGCTCCAGATGATAAACATCCTGAAACTCAAGCCCCTTCGATTTATGCCCGGTGAGGAACGACACCTTCCCGGCCTGTGCGAACATGTGGTTCGCGTAGGCAATGGCTGCGCCGAGTGAAGGGGATTTCCTCACAAACACCCGCATGCAATCGGCCATATCGGGCGCTGATTTCGATCCCACTTCAATCTTCCGCAACAACCAATCGTCGATTTCGCGGAGCGCTTCGCCGCGGGTCATTTCCTCCGGACCTAGTTTCTTCATCTGGCCGACCAGCCTTTCGGCCATGTCGACCCCCGCCACATCCACCGACTGGCCTTCGCAGAGAAGCCGCATGGCCATGGAGAGTAGCGGAGCATTGTTGCGACAGATCACCGTCGCGTCATCCCTCGGTTCGCCGCCGTAGTTCACCGACCCTCCGGTCTTATGGGCCCGGAACTCCGGCACTCGCCAGAGGACATTTTCCACAATGGCC